AAAGAAAGAAGAACTACAAGAATTTATGCAATACATAGATATATCTTATTCAGGCGGTAATGTGCCAGAAGAAATAATGCCTATTGCCGTTGCAGTAAATAAAAGTCTTAAAAATAGAAAGAAGAAAAAAAATGGGTAAATTTATAAAAACACCAATGGATGAGAAGATAATATCTTATCTTGCCATTGAAATATATAAGAAAGATCCTGCGAATCCTGTCTTATTAAAATTTATGAGTATGAAAAATGAAGAAGGATATTCTTTAACAAAAGTTATAAATGAATATAAAAAAACAAATGAGCATCCTGACCATTTCAATACAGATGGCACTTGGAAGTTTCCTGGTGGTAAAATAACATTTACACAATGGATAAATGACGAAGAACCAGAAGATTTATCTCTAATACCTATTAGTTAATGATTTTAGTAATTGATATAAAGAAAAATGATCTAATTAAATTTATGCAATATATAGATGTATCTTACTCTAGTGGTTCAACACCAGATGAGGTTATACCTATTGCCTCTGCAATAAATGAAAGTCTTAAAAAGAAAAAACAAAAACAAGAAAAAAAATGATAAAGTCAGAAACAGATAGTGCTTGGGAAGTAAACAAGGCAACTCTAGCAGAAGATGAAATGGCCGAGAAGATGGCAAATCTTCGAGCAAAGAAGAAACCAGCAAAACTATCTAATATTAGTCAAGATGTATTAGATTTACCAGAAGATCATCCACTCTCATATGTCAATGTTAAGAAATATATTGCAACGCAAGAGGGTGTTGCTAAAGTCGGTAAACAACAACAAAACTCTAGAAGTGAAAATCAAAAATTAAAAGATGAGGGCATGAGAACACGAATGGATGCTGAGGCATATATTCGCAGTATGAAAAAATATCTAAGTACAGGTGATTGGTCTAATCTATACTATGGAGAGTATGAAGATAAGTTAATAGAATGGAAGGTAGTTGTCCCGTCATATAAATAGTAGTATGAGAGATTTTCAAGAATATATAACCGAGGGCGTATATGACCCTAACATATTCAAGGCATTCTTCCTTGCAGGTGGACCTGGTTCAGGTAAGTCTTGGGTCTCTGCAAGAACATTGTCTGGTATGGGATTAAAAGTTATTAATAGTGATGACACTTTTGCTGCTGCTTTAAAAAAAGAAAACATGAGTTTAAATTTTGCTATGTCTGATCCAGAAGAAGTGGAAAGGCGTGATGAAATAAGAGCAAAAGCAAAAGCACTTACTGGTAAAGGTCTTAAACTATATCTAGAGGGTCGTTTAGGATTAATTATGGATAGTACAGCAAGAGATTATCCTAGAATATCAAATGAAGTAAGATTAATGAAACAACTTGGTTACGATACCTATATGGTGTTTGTTAATACAAGTTTAGAAGTTGCTTTACAAAGAAATTCAATGAGAGATAGAGTCTTGCCAGACGCTATCGTCATGCAAAATCATAAGACCGTTCAAAGAAACATAGGTGGATTTCAAAATCTATTTGGTCTAAACAATTTTGTTATTGTTGATAATAACAAAAAAAAAGAAGATGTCAATCCAAAAGTGCATAAAGCAATAAGAGGAATGATAAATCAAAAACCAACATCACCACAGGCAATATCATGGATAAAGAGAGAACTAGCAAAGAAACGAAGGTAGAAATGGGAAAAATTATTAAGTTTCCTATGGACAAAGTCATTCGTAGAAAACGAGAAGAAGGACCTAAACTTAGCGAAGAAGAAGCAAAAGTTATAAAAGAAGAAACTTTTATAGATAATCTATCTGAGCAAATGACTTTAGATATCATTGAAGATTTAAGAGATAATGCTGTCGCTTTAGATACTGACCAATTTCTACAAGATTTAGCAATAATGGTAGAAACATTAAAGGCAATGCTCAAACGAGATTTCGGACATAAACATCCAATGCATGATATTACCGATAATCTTACAAAGATAATCACGACACCTGACGGTAGAAAATTTACCGATATCAACTATTCAAGAATATCTGTATCACCAAAGATAAAGGCAGAAGATTTTTTAGATACAATCGGTAAGATACAAAAAGAAATACAAGATGATGATCCTACTAAAGAAGGCGAACTTGAAATAGAGTTTATTCCTGAGGAATAGACCTTGACAATCCGAATGGATTGTGTTATAATAATGATATGATTATAGTTGACTTAAACCAAATAATGATTTCGAACTTAATGGTTCAAATCAACGGCCGTCAGGCAGTAGAATTATCCGAAGACCTTGTTAGACACATGGTCTTAAATTCACTTCGTGGACACAACAAAAAGTTTCGTAAAGAGTATGGCGAAATGGTTATTGCTTGTGATTCAAAGAATGTATGGAGACGAGAAGTTTTCCCAAATTACAAAGCAGGTAGAAAAGCAAATCGTGAAAAATCAGATCACGATTGGAATGCTATCTTTTCTATGTTAGGTAATATTAGAAATGAGATACGAGATTTCTTACCATATAAAGTTATAGAACTAGAAACTGCTGAAGCAGATGATATTATTGCCACTTTGGTAAGAAGAACATTAAATCGAATACAACCTAACCATTTGAAAAAGATACTAATTTTATCAGGAGATAAAGACTTTATACAATTACATAATGAATGGGTGAAACAATATAATCCAGTACTAAATAAGTATGTAGGTAAAGATGAAAATCCTACCTTATATATAAAAGAACATATACTCAAGGGTGATAGAAGCGATGGTATCCCTAATGTATTGTCAGATGATAATGTTTTCATAGAAGGTAGACGACAGAAACCTTTAAGTAGAAAGAAAATAGATTCATGGTTAGAAGAAGTCTTAATGACTATGACCGAAGAAGAAGAAAAGAACTACAATCGCAACAAGAAATTGATTGACTTAACTTGTATACCTCTAGAGTTAGAGGACAAGATTAATAATGAGTTTGATAATGTTGAAGTGGCGTCAAGAGATAAAATCTTGAACTACTTTATAACGAGAAAACTTAAAACTTTAATTGAGGTTATTGATGAATTCTAATCTCAAAAGAACTGTTAAGGAGAAATAACAATGGCTATAATACGAAGAAATCCAGACGGATCAGTACAAAGTGATTCTAGAGATCAACAACCTACACAATCACACCCAGCATTAATGACTAGAACAGGCGTTAAAGCACTATCAGAATCAGGTAGAGCATTACCTATGTTAATGGATGAGATTGCTACTAAAATTAATAATGCAAAAGATAAAACAAGAAAACTAAAAGTACTTAAAGAGAACGATTCAGTTCCTTTAAGACAAGTGTTAAAAGGTGCATTTGATCCTAATATCGAATGGTTAATACCTGATGGTGATGTTCCATACACACCTAATGACGCACCACTTGGAACAGAACATAATATTCTTTCTCAAGAAGCAAAGAGATTATATCTATTTACAAAAGGTGGCGACAGTACTTTATCATCATTAAAAAGAGAAACAATCTTTATTCAAATGCTAGAAGGACTATCTGCTGGCGAAGCAGAATTCTTGGTTACAGTTGTTAACAAGAAAGTTAACAATAAGTACAAAGGATTTACGGCGAATCTAGTGAAAGAAGCATTCGATTGGGATGATAATTTTATGAAAAAAGAAGGATAATCCACGCTATCATACGAAAAACCTCTAGTTTTACTAGGGGTTTTTTTGCTTGACTAACCGAAGTAAATAGTGTATAATTAAGTATGAAATTAAATCATTACGAAAAGAAGATTATCAATGGCATTCTAGACAGCAGAAAGGCAAGATATGAAACGCCTAGACGCAAGATGAATGGACCATATAAAGAATGTAAACAATATGAGGCAGCAATTTCTTTAATGTTAAAAGGAATAATATATGCCGAATCGACAAACGAATTAGAAATCGAAGGACCTGCGTTACCCGACCCACAATATAGATGGTTTGTATGTAGACCTTGGAAAACAAAAAGAGAGTTGAGGAAACACATATGAATTATTACATAAAAAAATATTTATTATTACTTTTATATTACATACGAGAGTATAGAGAAGAAGTTAAGACAGGATTAATTGCTTTTGTAATTACAGTATTAACTTATTCATTTTTAAATTATTCTTATAAGACTGTCGAAGAAATCGAACCTGTCGAAATAGAAATACCAGAAGTAGATCAGGACTTTATAGATGATATACGAGGTGCGTTAGAGGAACCTGATATTATTTCAGATACAAATGAGCAGTTTATTGCTTCACTAGATACCTGTATTGATTATGTTTATCTAAGTGTATCACCTGAACGACAACTTCCTAGAAAACTTATACTTGCTCAAGCAATACTAGAGTCTGCTTGGGGTAAATCTAGATTTGCCAATGAAGGTAATAATCTATTTGGTATCAGAACCTTTGATAAGAGTCAAGAACATTTACTACCTATCACTTGGGATCCAAACAAATGGCCAGGGTGGGGTGTAAAAGTTTATGAGAGTAAATGTGCTAGTGTTAGGGATTATGTTCGTATCATCAATGAAGTATGGGCATATGAAGAACTTAGAGAAGCAAGAAAACAAAATCCAGATATCACAGCGGTAGAACTTGCTATGTATCTTGATAAGTTTTCAACTAATCCTAACTATGAAAATCTAGTGGTGAGAATAATCGAAACAAAATTATAGAATGAATATATTTTAT